AGCGCCTCCAGGCGCTCCAGCCTGGCGAGCACTTCCAGCAGGCAGGACCCGGCGTAGTTGGCGGAGCCCGGGAACTCAGCGCAGTAGAGGCGCAGGCGCTCCCACTGTTCGGGGGTTGCCTGATGCGTGGCGGTGTCAGTCATGGCGACGAAAAGATCGGTGGGGAAGGTGGTGGCGGCGTTCCGCCAGTTGTTCGCGCTGGCTCTGCCACTGGCGGAAGGTGGTCAGCGTCAAGAGCAGCAGCAGGAGCAGGGCCCAAGCAGACATGACCGTCACCCCTAGCAGGGCGGCAGTCATGGCTCTGCCCCCAGCCGCTCGGCATCGGCCCACGGGTGCCCCTGCAGGGCCTCCGCGGCGGCCAGCTCGCGCCAGTACCGGCGCCGGGCCGCGGCGGCACGCTGCAGCAGCTGGCGGGCTTCTGCCTCCAACCCAGCAGCCTCACCGCCGTAGAGGTGGGCACGGTTGACCGTTTGGCGGACCAGGCCGGTGAGCAAGCTGTCGGAGCTCATTTCGCCACCTCCACCTCAGCCTCAGGCCAGCGATTGCGGGCGTACCGGAGCGCCGCCTGCCGCGATGGCGCCGGCAGTGTCACCCTCATTGGCCGGTTCTCTCGCTGGCGGACGAGCAGGGTGTAGGGCCTGGTCTTTTGGCCCTGGCGGGGCCGGCTCACGCCGTCGCCGAACTTGCCATGCAGCGGCTCGTCCCACTGCAGCACGATCCCATTCATGTCAGCCACGGGCCACCTCCAGCAGCCACTGCTGAGCCAGCTCGCCGCAGGTGTTCGGCATCCGGTAGGCAATGGCAGTCAGGAACCGCCGGTAGGGATTCCAGTCGATGCCGTCACGGATGGCCGCCAGCAGATCAATGTCAGTGACTGGCTGGCGCAGCAGCCTGTCGCCTTCAAACTCTGTGCGGAACGCTGCCAGCAGCGCTCGCTCAAACTCGGTTGGGTTCATGCGGGTTCAATGTCAGGTGAGTTGGCAAAGGTGCGCTCCAGGATCTCCACCGGCTCTTTGCTCATGGGCGACTTCCGCAGGACCCAGGCAATCGGCAAGGGTGAGCCGTGCACCAGCACGACACGGATTCGCGGCGACCGGAACAACAGGCGCAGCAGGAGCACCTCGTACCAGCGCAGAAACGGGTGATGGGTCATGGGGCTGGGCTTCATGGCTTCACCGCAACGTCGGCGCAGCAGCCAGGGCCAGCGCAGCGGCGCCGGCAACGATAGGAAGGTTCATGGATTCAACGGGGGTGGTGAGCCCATCGGTGGGCTCGTGTGCAGGGTAGGAGGCCAGCCCCGAAGGGCCAGCCTGCCTGTGACATTCCGTTACATCAGAACGGAATGTCGTCGTCGTGGCCGCCGGCCGCTGGTGCAGCAGCAGGCGCCGGGGCGGGTGCCGGTGCAGCAGCCGCAGCGGCCGCGGCAGGTGCACCGTCGCGGCTGCTGAACTTCTCGACGTTGGCGTTCTTCAGCACGTTGGCGAAGCCCGGTGTTCCGTCGCGCTTGGTGAACTCCTCCATGGTGACCGTACCGGCGCAGAACACCGAGTCACCTTTCTTGAGGTAGTTGGCGGCATACTCTGCCGTCTTGCCCCAGACCTCCACCTTGACCCAATAGGCCGGGGGGTCTTCCCCCTGCCTCTTGGGCTGGCGGACGGCGACCGAAAACGTGGTCACCATCTGCCCGGTACTCAGAGCGCGGAGTTCGGGGTCTCGGCCGATGTTGCCTGTGAGTTGTCCTTGGAAAGCCATGAGGTTGAGATTCGTTCGAATGAGGTGATCCCCTCGACGGGGTAGAGAACGCGGGAGCCAACCCGAATGAACGGGGGGCCCTTGCCCGCGTGACGCCAGTTGGCGAGCGTCTGGTGGCTGAGCTTCCAGCGGGAAGCCAGCTCGGGCCCTGTCAGAAACTTGTCGTCAGACATGTGCAGTTGCCCCTCATAAGAATGGGTCTTCGTCGTTGGTCGGCTGGGGATCCAGGGGGGCAGGCTCTGCCTCAGCAGCGGGGACGAAATCAGCGTCCTCTATGGCCTCCGCCGGGGCGGGTGGCGCTGCTTTTTTTTTGGTGCTCTTTTGTACCTCAGCATTGAGCTCGCTCACAAGATTGTGAGCTGAGTTACCTTCCGTCACTTTGACCTTTTCGACTGGTGCAGCCTGCCCGCGGGAGGCATCTTCCAGTTCTTCACTGGTTCCAAAGCCAAGTAGAACCTCCGGGCAATACAACCGAATCAGCCATGTTGCGCTGCGATACCGCAGCATCTGCTCGGGAATGCTTCGGTACTTTGGGTTCTTGGTCCAGCCTTCGGCCTTGGCCATTTCCATTGTCACCGTGACGAAAACCTGCTCGCCCGTGGCTTTAATCACGGCCTGGGCTGACACTTCCAGGCTGTCGCCTTGACCTTTGCTTTTCCACGTGATTGGGCCGTTAAAGGGCCCGCGGCGATTTGCCAGGGCGATGGCGAATTGAGCATTAAACCCAGGGCGCCCCTGTATGACTGTCAGATTCTGCAGGGCCAGCAGGTGATTCACCTCCAGCTGCTCTGCCATCAACAGGGCAACCATGCAGTTCTCGGGTTTTCCCTGGAAATGTGGCGGCACCATCTGGCTCATACTGAAGGCCTTTGCCACCCGCCAGGTGTGCTCAAAGGACGCGGGATTGGCCAGCAGGCCCGAAGACATGGAGCCAGCACCGGTCGTTGCCAGGGCTGTGGATTGCGGGGAAAGATCGGGGCTCATCGTTGGAATGCTCGTGACAGGACAAGGACGTAGAAGCAACCGGCGGTCGCCGGCCAGAAGAACCAGTCGAACTGACTGGTCAGGGAATAGCCGCCCACCATTGACAGCACGGCAAGGGCCAGCAGGTTCAGTAGGGCATCAGTCATCGCACCACCTCGGCAGGTCGATCGGTTGGATCTCGTCGCCGTAGCCTGGCCAGGCATTGGCGGCACGGCATTCCGCCAGCCTGGCAAGGTCGCGGTCTGCAACCCTCCCGCCAGCGGCCACCATTTCGGGCGTCGCCACGTAGACGCCGACCAGGTACGGCGGCGCCTTCTCCACAGCGATGAAAACGAACTGCTCTGCCCCCAGGCCCCGCAGATACCAGGCGGCTTGGACGTGGTAGCGGAACTTCTGGACGGATCGCTGGAAGGCTGCAGGGCTCGCGTCGTCGGTGGTTTTGAGGTCCACGACCAGGCGGCCGCACTCGCTCAACCAGTCGGGCCGGCACTTGCAGACCTCGCCGGTGGTTTCGTCGGTCCACTGGTAGCTCTGCTCACAGGCGCCAGGCTTGCCCAGCACCAGGGCCGCGGCAGGGTGCTCGCGCACTGCAGCAGCAACCGCAGCCGAGAGCTCGTGCTGCTCTGCAGTTAGCACCGTCTTGCCTTTGGCGTCTGCCTGGAAAGCCTCCCACGCTTCTTTCCCCGCTTTTGTGCGGCGATCGATGGCAGGTGCGACGGCGTATTCCAGCTCGTAGCGGTCAGGCTCTAGCGCTCGGGTGTGCACCGCTGAGCCGACCACCATTGCCGGCGTCGGCTCTGGTGGCACCGCCTCGGGGTTGAGGTAGCGGTGCCAGTAGTGCCGAGGGCTGCGGGCAATCAGGTCGAGGTGGGACTTCGACACGGCCGGCAGCGAGTGATACTCGGCGTTCGTCAGCTGGGGAAGTTTTTCTCCCCTTTCATTCGGCATACCTGGGTCTCCCTGGGGGTACTGCGGCAACCTAGCGGCTCACCGCCCGTCACGCTGCTTCCCGTTACATCCCGTAACAACCGCTTGATTTCGTTGAACAATCGGGCAAGCTGTAGCTCCGGTCAAGCCCCAACGAACTCCAGCGCCATGAAAGTATCTCTTCGCCCCTATCAGGATCAGGGCGTAGCCGAGATCCGCCTGCGGTACATGCAGGGGAGGAAATCTGTCCTGTTCGTGCTACCCACCGGCGGCGGCAAGACAGTCGTTTTCAGCTACATCACCGAGCTGGCCAGCAAGCTCGGAAATCGCATCTGCATCCTTGTTCACCGCGACGAGCTGGTGGAGCAAACCAGCCGCTCGCTGGATGCCATTGGGGTCAGCCACGGCATCATTGCCGCAGGCCGTTCCATGGACCTGTCGTGCTCCGTGCAGGTTGCCAGCGTCTGGACCCTGTCGCGCCGCCTCCACCGCATCCCCGCCAGCTTCTTTCAGCTGCTGATCGTTGATGAGGCGCACCATGCTGTCGCCGGGTCATGGGCCAAGGTGATCGCCCATTACGCGAACGCCCGGGTTCTTGGCGTCACCGCCACCCCCGAGCGGTTTGATGGCAAAGGCCTCCTCGGCTACTTCGATGACATGGTGATCGGGCCGGATGCAGCTTGGCTCACCGCCAACGGCTTCCTCGCGCCGGCCAAGGTGTTCGCACCACCGTCCAAGGTGGACACCTCCAAGCTGCGAACCCGCATGGGCGACTTTCGCATGGATGACGCCGAGCGGGCCCTGCAGCAGGGCGGCATCATGGGCGATGCCGTCACCCACTACCGGCGGCACCTGCAGGGCGGCACCGCGATCGCTTTCTGCTGCTCGGTTGCCCATGCCGAGGCCGTGGCCAAGGCCTTCAACGACCAGGGCATCCGCGCTCGCTCCGTGGATGGCACCATGGACAAGGCAGAGCGGCGCCGCCTGATCGAGGCCCTTGGCACCGGCGACGTGCAGGTGTTGACCTCCTGCATGATCATTTCCGAGGGCACCGATGTTCCCTCAGTCTCCGGCGCCATCCTGCTTCGGCCGACCCAATCGCTCAGCCTCTACCTGCAGATGGTCGGCCGTTGCTTGCGCCCCGCCCCTGGCAAGGCCGCGGCCATCATCCTCGATCACGTGGGCAACAGCCTCCGCCATGGCCTGCCCACCGATCCCCGCAAATGGTCGCTGCAGGGCAAGCTCAAGCAGCAGCGCGACGCCGCACCCTCAGTCAAAACCTGCCCGGGCTGCTTTGCCGCCATCCCGTCCGCCTCTCGCACCTGCCCCGAGTGCGACCACGTCTTTGAGGCAGAGGGGCGCGACTACATCACCATCGATGGTGACCTGGTGGAGCGCACCTTCAAGGCCGGCGAGGTGGTCGAGTGGCTGCACGGTGGGCACTGGCAGGGCGGCTGGACCGTCCAAGGTGTGGCGGCCAGCAACCTTGCGACCAGTGTCGTCATCGAGCGGCCTGCCCGCGGCAACCTGGAGGTTCAGATCGTGGCGCCCCACCAGCTGCGCTATCCCCTGCGCCGCCAGCAGGCCGGCGCTCAAACCTTGGAGGACCTCATCGCCATCGGCCACCAGCGGGGCATGAAGAACCCCTACGGCTGGGCTCGGCACGTCATGGCCGCTCGGCAGGCCAAGGGGCAATGGAGGCACCTGGCATGAGGCGCGATTACTCTGACCCGGCGCAACCGACCCCACCCCATGCCGGCAGGCCCCAGCCATGAGGCCAAGGTCCAGAACACCATCCGTCTCGCACTTGGCCGCGGCCTGGTTCGCCTGTTCAGGAACAACACCGGGGCCCTCAAGGACCAGCAGGGCCGGCTCGTCACCTTTGGCCTTTGCAAGGGCAGCAGCGACCTCATCGGCTGGCGGAGCACCACCGTCACTCCAGACATGGTCGGGCGGCAGGTGGCCATCTTTGTCGCGATCGAGGTCAAAGACCGGGGCCGGCCCACGCCCGAGCAGCAGGCATTCGTCGCCCTGGTGCGCAAGGCTGGCGGCCTCGCTGGCATTGCCCGCAGCATCGTCGAGGCCCAGGCCATCCTCGATGATCTGTAACGGTTTGCAACTGTCCTCGGGTTGCCATCGCGCCGCGTCACTACGGTGCCCCTGCACCCGATGGCACCCCATGCCCACCCCGACACCGGCCGAGTGCTTCAAGAAGCTCCGCGGCCTCTACATCGACGCCAACCGCTGCGAGCCCACTGACGACCACAAGGTCATCGACTGGGCCACGCATCCCGAGCACTGGGCCACCCAACAGATCGCTCACCGCGGCTGGCACTACCTCGCCGCCGAGGCGGTGGTCCGCCAGTGCCGCATCCTGCGCAACCGTGCCGCTCGCCACCTGCCGGAGCAGCAGGCATGACCCTCCCAGTTGTCATTACCCCCAAGCCCACCGGGCAGCGCTGCGAAACCTGTCGCTTCTGGTTGTACGACCGCCACGACACCGGCGCCTGCCGTTACAACGCCCCCCAGCTGGGCAACGCCCACGGCTGGCCCATCACCCTTTCCCTCGACTGGTGCGGCCAATGGCAGGCCCTGCATGGTGACCAGTCATGAGCAGCGAAATCCGCCGCATGATCGCAGAGCACCATGGCCACCACGAAGCCATCAGCGCCTTCTGCACTGAGGCCAGCAGCATCATTGACCAGCTGCTGCAGCGCACCGAGCGCCTGGAGCACGAGGTCTGCAACCTTCGCGCTCGCGTTGCCGAGTGGGAGACGGGCCCGCGATGACGAACCGCCTGCTCGAGCTCAACGCACGCCTGCGCCCTTGGCTCGAAATCCCTGCTGACCGAGAGGACATCATCATGAGCCTGCCTCCGAACCTCTGGCAGAAGCTGCTCAAGGACACCGTCACCCTCACTGTCCTCACCCGGTACTGGTTCCGCGCTGGCCTGCTCCGCGCCATCACAGAAATGGAACGCAAGAGCCCGGACGGTGCTCCAGCCTTCCGCACTCGCCAGGAGCTGATCGCCCACCTCAAGACGATCGAAAACCCATGAGCCAGCTGTCCGACCTCATCTTCACCGAACTGGTGCACACCCTGCAGCAGCTGCCCAGCATCCACGACAAGAAGCAGGCTCACGCCATCTGCCTTGCCCTGGCCCGGGCGTTCGCCCCCGACAGGCCCGACTCCATCGCCGCCGGCCGGCAGATCGAACGTGACCGCACCATGGCCCTCATTAACCTCCGCCTGGAGCAGCTGGAGGGCCACCCCCGCGAGCGGGCAGAGCTGCTGCTGATTCGTGCTGCCATCCTGGGGGGCCAACCATGACCGCCGAAGAACTGGCCGATCGCCTGGAGCTGCTCATTGCCGCCCGCATTGACAGCCTGACCTCCAACTGGTCGCCCCCGCTCTTTGGCTGGGCACGCGCCAACGAGCTGGTCCGCCTGCGCAACCAGGTCCGCTCGATCGTCCTTTTCGATCAACTTCACTGACCCCCCATGGGAAACCTCAACGAGGCGGCCCGCGGACGCTGGCCTGGAATCCTTGCGTCCCTGGCCGGCTTGTCCGACCAGCAGCTGTCAGACGTTCACCAGCCCTGCCCCCTGTGCGGCGGCGAGGACCGCTACCGCTTCGATGACATCGATGGCTCCGGCTCTTGGTTCTGCAACCGCTGCGGCGGCCGCAACCAGACCGGCGGCGCCGGCACCGGCATGGACATGCTCATGCGACGCACCGGCTGGTCTTTCAAGGACGCAGCCACCCGCGTCGAGCAGCACCTGGGCATCGCCCCGCAAACCGTGCAGGCCCAGGCCAAGGGCCGCCCCGCTCGCACCCCTGACCGCCCCCCAGCTGACGCACCACCCCCGCCCCTGGACGGTGCTGCTGCTCAGTGGCCCTACACCGACAGCAGCGGCGCCACCCTGTTCTGGATCCAGCGGGTCAACCTGCGGAAGTCCGGCGGCAAGCTGTTCCTCCACCGCACCTGGATCGATGGCGCCTGGCATCGCCCCAGCAAGAACGACGCCTTCACCTCCGAGTGGCCCGCACCTCGGCCGCCCTATGGCCTGCACCTGCTAGCCGAGCGGCCTCAGGCCAGTGTGCTCATCGTCGAGGGTGAGGGCACTGCGGACGCCGCAAGGGCCCTCTTCCCGAACGTGGTCATCCTCGCATGGTGCGGCGGCGCCGGGGGCGTGCTCCGCACTGACTGGTCTGCCCTGGTCGGCCGACGGGTGGCCCTGTGGCCCGACAACGACGCCCCCGGCCTGCGCACCATGGCCAAGCTTGCGCAGCACCTGCAGGGGCTCGCGCAGGCCCCGACCGTGCGGATCGTGCTGCCGCCGGCCGATGCGCCTGAGAAGTGGGACCTGGCCGATGCCACCGACTGGACCCCAGCCCATGCCGTCGCGCACGTCAAGGCCAGCACCACCGCCGACGTCCAGGCCTTCATCGATGCTCACCTGGCACCGGCGCAGCCGGAGCTGGCGCCAACACCCCCCACGCCCGAAGACCCGCAGCCCGCACCCGTCCCCTCCGGCACCGGCGGTCACTTTCGTTGCCTGGGCTTCGATGGTGATGACTTCTTCTACCTCCCCAGTGCCACCGGGCAGGTCGTGCGCCTCACTGCAGCGCAGCACGGCGGCTCCGGCCTGCTTCGCCTGGCTCCCCTGCCGTTCTGGGAAACGCTCTACCCCGGCGGCCGCGGCGGCGTGAACTGGAATGCTGCCATGAGCTCGCTCTACCAGCAGCAGGCCACGGTCGGCGTCTACGACCCTGATCGCATCCGCGGCCGCGGCGCATGGCGCGACAACGGACGGGTCGTGTTCCACCTGGGCGATCGCCTCATCGTGGACGGGCAGGCGCACAGCGTCCTGTCCCCACCGAAGACCCGCTACTTCTACGAGCAGGCCAGGCAGCTCGACGGCCCATCCGATACCCCCATGGACGACGACACCGCGGCCACCATCCGCGCCATCGCAGAGCGGTTCCGCTGGGAGGTGCCGGCAACCTTTCACCTCCTGCTCGGCTGGATTGTCCTGGCCCCTGTCTGCGGTGCCCTGGCCTGGCGCCCCCACATCTGGATCACCGGTGGTGCAGGCACCGGCAAGACCACCATCCTCAAGCTGTTCATCCACCCCCTGCTCGGCGGCATCGTGCAGTCGGCCACCGGTGGCACCACCGAGGCCGGCCTCCGCGGCACCCTCAAGTCCGACGCCATCCCCGTCGTATTTGATGAGTTCGAACAGAACGAAGCCAAGGACAAGACCATCGTCCAGAACGTCCTGGCCCTGGCCCGGATTGCTAGTTCCGAGGGCGGCAAGATCTACAAGGGCACCACCTCAGGCGGAGCCAACTCGTTCGAGATTCGCAGCATGTTCTGCGTCAGCTCGATCAACGTTTCCCTGGTGCAGAAGGCCGACATTGATCGCTTCTGCGTCCTGGGCCTGCGCAACGCCGGCATGGATAAAGAAGAGTGGCGCGAGTTCCATACCGACATCACCAACGCCTGCACCATTGACGCCGGCCGGGCACTCATTGCCCGCACCGTGGGGCAGATCCCCACCATCACCGAAAACTCCCGCGTCCTGGCGCAGGCCCTGGGGCGCCGCTTTGGCCAGCGGTTCGGCGATCAACATGGCACCCTGCTCGCTGGTGCATGGTCCCTTGAGCCCGGCGGCGGCGGCCTGCTGTCTCTGCAGCAGGCGGAGCAGTGGCTCGACCAGATGGATTGGGAGCAGGCCCAGACCGACTCCACCGATGCCGATGAGGTGAAGTGCCGCGACACCATCCTGCAGGGCCTGGTCCGCATCGGTGGCGGCATGGAGGCCAGCATCGGCGAGCTCGTGCAGGCTGTGGCCTATCAGCAGATGCTGCACGAGGTGACCTCCTGGTCTGCCCTGGAGCCGGTGCTGGCCCGCCATGGGCTCAAGGTCTACCGGCCCGGGACCAGGCTGCCGGACAAGGAGCTGACCGACGGCTACTGGCTGGCCGTCAGCAACACGAACCTCCAGCTAAGGCAGGCCCTGCGCGACACCCCCTGGGCCAATGGCAGCCACAAGAGCAGCCTGCGACGCCTGCCGGGTGCACTGGTGCCGCGGAACCCGGTCCACCTGGGTTCGACGTCCAATCGGGTGACGCTGATCCCCTTGCCGGACCCAAGCCCTTGATTCAAACGCCCCACCAGGCCGCCCGACAGCCCCGCAACCCTTGGCACGACTGGGGTTTCGGGGCTTTCTAACGATCTAACGCAAAACGCCAAATGAAACACACACACCCCCTATTAACCCCTCTACCCCCCTGATCCCCTTTTACCCCCTCTACCCTATGTATCTTTATTTCTTGTAATTATGGTTAGGTTGTTAGGGGCGGGGTCAAAGCCGTTGCCAGCACAAGGGTTTTCGATCTAACGCTCGGCCTTACGCTTTGCCTGACACCGTTAGGTGGCTGCCCCGTTGCCGTAATCGGGGCCCAGGCGGCCCGGCAAGGCCTCTGAACCCCGTCCAGGCCACTACCCCCTTGATCGGGGGGTCACAGGCCCGTTACAGGCGACCAGGGGCTGCGCCTACGCTGTTCCTGGCAAGGGGGCCCCGGTCATGCTGCGCATCGACATCACCGACACCATCAAGCCCGCTATCGCCAAGCTCGGGCAGCTCACTGACGTCCAGCTCCGCTACGTCGTTGCCAGTGCCATGACCGAGGCGGGCAAGGCGGCGCAGGAAAGCCTCAAGCAGTCCATGCCCCGCTACATCGACAGGCCCAACCCCTGGACAATGGGCTCCACCTTCGTCCAGTTCGCCAAGGCCAGCGACCTCACCGTCACCGTGGGCATCCGCGATCAGGACCGCCGCGGCCGCACCGGTGCCGGGAAGTACCTCGCTCCCCTCATCACTGGCGGGCCGCCCCGTCCCAAGGGCGCTGACCTGTCCGCTTCCGCACTGGCCGGCACCCGCGGCGTCCTGGTCCCGGCTCGTGGGGCCGTTCGCCTCAACCAGTACGGCAACGTCAGCCTCTCCAACTACGCGAAGATCCTGGGCAGTGCCCGGGCCAAGGACGCCGGCATCTACGTCGCTCCCGTCAAGGCAGGCCTCTCCACGAAGGCCGTGTTCCAGCGGAAGACCGGCTTCCTCGGGCGCACCTCCACCCTCGATACCACCACTCGGCGGCTGTTCACCATCGACCCCACCCCCAAGGTGCGGACCGCACGATTCCCCGTGACGCGAATCCTGGAGGACGGCTTCCGAGAGGCGTTCCCCAACCTGCTCCGCACTGGCCTCCAGGCCGAGCTGGCCAGGCACTTCCGCTGACCCTCGCTACCCTGCCCCGGGAGCGACTGGGGGGGGCTTCGTTGGCACGGGGGGAGCCCCCCCCTCTCTCTGCTCGTCGGCCAGACGCCTTCCGGTAGAGGTGAACTGCGACGGCCCAGATCCCTTCTGCCGGAAGCGATCTGAGAGATCGAGGCCGAGGTACTCTCCAGAGAAAAGGCCGATGGTTGTTTGGCAGCCCCGATCTTTGGCTAGCGCCAGGCCTGCAAATCGGTTCACCAGTTGATTCTGAGAATCATTCTCAGTAACGTGGCGCCACCTCTGGCCCTATCCTTCGGGCCGGCAAGTAACGCCGCAGATGTCCGAGGAAGAACAGGGACCAGACCTCACGGTCAGCATGGCCAAGCGGATCGAGCTCTGGCCCGTTGACCGCCTGGTGCCCTATGCCAAGAACAGCCGCCTCCACAACGATGCGCAGGTGGCTCAAATAGCCGCCTCCATCACGGAATTTGGCTTCACGAACCCGATCTTGGTCGATAGTTCCGACGGGATCGTTGCTGGTCATGGCCGCCTGGCTGCTGCTCGCGAGTTGGGGCTGCAAACGGTGCCGGTTGTGGTGCTGGATCACCTCAGCGATCGGCAGCGGCGGGCCTACGTCATTGCGGATAACAAGCTGGCACTAAATGCCAGCTGGGACGTGGACGTGCTGGCCGGTGAGATCGAGGCCCTGCGCGATGACGGCTTTGACCTCGATCTTGTGGGCTTCACAGAGGCTGAGCTGGAGGGCCTGTTCAAGGACGGGTGGGACTCCGACATGGAGGCCATCGATAAGATCGAGGCCAAGGACAGCACAGCCAAGGGCAAGCTGACCATCAGCTTCAACGAGTGGGACCGCGAGCAGGTGCGGGAGGCGGTGACAAACCTGATCGACAGCCTGGGGCTGGAGGGGGTGGAGGTTGGCTGACAAGCTCAACATCCTTGTCGCCTACCCCTACTTCTCAGAAGGGATCAAGGCCTTCCTGTCCGAGCGCGACCCCAGCACCTTTCGCCTGATCGTGGACTCCGGCGCATTCACCGCCTGGAACACCGGCGCCGAGGTAACCATGGAGGGTTACACGAAATTCCTGAAAGGCATTCCCGATCACTGGGACTGGCGGGCGGTGCAGCTGGACGTCTACGGCGACCCTGAGGGCACCTATGCCAACTGGAAGCGAATGCTCGACATGGGGTGGCGCGACATCATGCCGGTTTTCACCCGTGGCGAGAGCTTTGACCGCTTGGAGGAGTTCTACCAGGCTACCGACTACATCATGTTTGGCGGCATTGCCTTTGGTGGTGAGAACAAGAACTACATCAAGTTCTTCGCAGAGAAGAACGGTGGCCGGCGGGTGCACTGGCTGGGCTTCGTCAACATGCCGTTCATCAAGCACTACCGGCCCGAGTCGGTGGACAGCAGCAGCGTGACCAGTGCGCAGCGCTACGGCTCGATCGTCTACTACAAGGGGCACGGCGAGCTGAAGACCCTGCAGAAGCTGGACTTTGCCAAGCGGCCGCCTCAGCAGTTCCTGCTGGAGTGCGAGCGGCGGGGCTTCACGATGGAAGAACTGCGCCGCCTGGGCAGCAACCGGGCATGGACCGGGGCAGTGCGCATCCCTGATTCCAATGACTACCGGGGGTTTGCCAGCTTTGTCACCTACACCCACCACGTCTGGAGGGGCATCGAGGTAGAGCGCAACCTGGGCACGAAGGTCTACCTGGCCTTCGCTACCGAGGGTGACATGGCAGGTGCTTTTCACGCCTACGATTTCATGAACCAAAGAGGCCGGCTCTGATGTGCAGCATCTTCGGCGCCTTCGGTGAGCACGTGAACCGGAACGCCCTGGCGATCATTCGCTGCCAGGCAATGGACCGGGGGCGTGACGGGGGGCGACAGGAAACTTTCACCCTGGGTCGTCGCAAGGCAATGATCGGTCACTGGCGTGCCACCCCAGCAACGGAGGCCACCGGTGCGCTGAGCCAGCCCTATGGGGGCATCGTGCACAACGGCACCATCGCCAATGACGTGGAGCTGGGCAACCCGGCCGGGGCGGTGGACAGCATGGTGCTGGAGCATGTGCTGGATCGCAGCAACCTCAAGTCCCTGGTGCAGAGCCTGGGGCAGGTGCGGGGGAGCTACGCGATGGCAGTGGTAGGCGACGACAGCTTGTTTCTGGCGACCAACTACAAGCCGATCTACCTGCTACGCCTGGTCGATGCGTTCTACTTCAGCAGCATGGAGCGCCACCTGCTGCCCCTATGCGTCACGGGGGTGCGGCCGCAACGCCTGCAGCCCTACAGCGCGATCGACCTGGTGACGCTTGAGGTGGCCAACATCCCGCGGGAGGACAGCCGGCGGGCGCTGGCAATCTGCAGCTCTGGCCTGGACAGCACGACCGCGGCGTATCAGCTGCGGGCCGAGGGCTGGGACGTAACGCTCCTTCATTTCACCTACGGCTGCCGGGCAGAAACACGGGAGGTGCAGCGCATCCGGCAGATCGGTGAGCGCATGGGGGCCCCGGTGGTGGTGCTGCCCATCGACTACAGCCAGTTCCGTGGGCAGAGCCCGCTGTTTGGCGACCAGGTAATTGCCAGTGGCGCTGCAGGGGCCGAGTTTGCCCATGAATGGGTGCCAGCTCGAAACCTGGTGTTGATCGCCCATGCAGTCGCATACGCCGAGGCCAATGGGTTCGGCGCGGTGGCACTGGGGAACAACCTGGAGGAGGGCGGCGCCTACCCCGACAACGAGGAGGAGTTCACGCACCTGCTGGACCAGGTGCTGGACTACGCCGTGCACGATGGCGGCCGGGTGCGGCTGCTGGCGCCGGTGGGCAAGCTCATGAAGCACGAAATCGTCGAGCTGGGGCTCAAGCTGGGGGTGCCCTACGAGCTGACCTGGTCTTGCTACCGGGCCGGCGAGGTGCATTGCGGCAACTGCGGCCCCTGCTTCATGCGCCGCGAAGCCTTCCGGCGCAATGGCGTCACAGATCCCACAGAGTACGAGGCATGACCGACTCCATTTCCGAGATCATCCGGGGGCGCCTACAGGCTGCCGGTGCACCCTTCCACGCCAACGACAACATCGCGGAGCACCTGCTCCCGGGCGAGCTCGAGCTGCTGCAGCTGGAGGTTGAGCAGCGGGTCGAGGCCATGCTGCGCAGCCTGGTGATCGACACCGACAACGATCACAACACTCAGGGCACCGCCAGGCGGGTGGCCAAGATGTTCTTGAGGGAGGTGTTCGCAGGCCGCTACCACGAGCCCCCATCGATCACCGACTTCCCAAACGCCAAAGAGCTTGACCAGATCTACTCTGTGGGACCGATCACGGTGCGCAGCGCCTGCAGCCACCACCTCGTCCCCATCCTGGGGAGGTGCTGGGTTGGCATCAAGCCCAGCGATCGGGTGATCGGGCTGTCGAAGTTTAACCGCCTTGCCGAGTGGGTCTTCAGCCGCCCTCACATCCAAGAGGAAGCGGTCATGATCCTGGCGGACGAGATCGAACGGCTGGTCAACCCTGCCGGCGTCATTGTGATCGTCCAGGCTCAGCACTACTGCATGAAATGGCGGGGGGTGCGAGAGCCCGACACCAGCATGGTGACGAGCGTTGTGCGGGGTGAGTTCCGCGACGACCCCCACATGAAAGCCGAGTTCCTTCAGCTCATCGGGCTCAAATGACCTACGCCAGCACGAAGACATGGGGCCACGACATCGGCCTCAGCGCCTGCTTCAGGCAGTGGCGCAGCACTCACAGCCACTGCCGGTTCTTGCACGGCTACGCCCTGGCGGTGCGGCTGGAGTTTGAGGCGGCCACGCTGGACGACCGGAACTGGGTCGTGGACTTCGGTGGCCTGAAGGATCTGAAGCGCCAGCTGGAGGCCACTTTCGACCACAAGACGGTCGTTGCCCAGGATGACCCCGAGCTGGACTGGTTCCAAGAGGGGCAGCGCCGGGGCCTGCTGGACCTGGTGATTGTCGAGGCCGTGGGCTGCGAGCGGTTTGCTGAGCTGGTTTGGAACATGGGGCGGGTCTGGCTGCAAGAGCAAGGCCTGGCGTCCAGGATCAGGCTGGCCATGGTCGAGGTACGGGAGCACGGCGCCAACTCCGCCATCTACCGACCGTGAGAGTGCTCACCTGGGACGAGTTCGATGCCGCGGTGGCCAAGATCGCGGCGAGGGTAGGGGGCAAGGTGACAGGGGTCTACGGGCTGCCCCGCGGGGGCCTGCCGCTGGCGGTGGCACTCAGTCACCGCCTGGGGGTGCCCATGCTGCAGGCGCCAGAACCCGGCGCCCTGGTCGTGGACGACGTCTACGAAACCGGCCGGACCCTTGCCCCCTTCCGTGACGCCCCTTGGCTCGTGGCCGTCTGGATCAGCAAGGCCGAGCCAGCATGGTGGCAGGCGGCCGAGGTGGTCTCCAGCCGCGAATGGCTGGTGTTCCCTTGGGAGAACCCTGCCACTGCCCACAACGATGAGGAGACCTACCGTGCTTCGCGTGAATGAGATGTTTCCCACCATCCAGGGGGAAGCGGGCTACACCGGGACGCCAAGCGTCTTCATCCGGCTGCAGGGGTGCCCGGTGGGCTGCAGCTGGTGCGACACGAAACACACCTGGGGCACAAACCCCCGACATGAGGTGTCGATTGCGGAGATGCTGGCCAAGGTGGACAACGCCCCAACATGGGCATCGATGAACGACCAGCAGGTGATCGAAGCGGCGCAGGCGATGAAGCGCCGGCACTTTGTTATCACCGGCGGCGAGCCCTGCACCTACGACCTCTTCTTGCTCTCCGCTGGCCTTGTCACGCTGGGGTCTGTGCAGGTGGAGACAAGCGGCACCCATGAGGTTCGTGTTGCGCCTGGCACCTGGGTCACAGTCAGCCCGAAGGTGGGCATGGCCGGGGGCCTGGAGGTGCGCCAGGACGCAATGGAGCGGGCCAACGAGATCAAGATGCCGGTGGCCGAGCAGGGGGACATTGACCGCCTGCGGCAGCTGCTGGAGAAAACGGGGGTGCGCAAATCGGTCTGGCTGCAACCGGTGAGCCAGGGCGAGGCCGCGACAGAGTTGTGCATGGCAACATGTGCCCGCTACGGATGGCGCCTTAGCCTCCAGACCCACAAGTACGCCGGGCTCCGGTGAATGAATGAATGCCGCCCAGTACGCCAGGCACCGCGGAATCTCCAAGGTTCAGGTCGGGAAATACATTGCCGAAGGCAAGATCACGGCCCGGCGGGTGGGGCGCAGCTGGGACATTGATGCAGATGTGGCAGACCGCGAGCTGGAGGCCAGCCGGTCGCCTGATCGTGGGGGGCGCAACGGTGGCCCTGACGGGTTGGGCGGCGGCGTGCCGAACGCCGGCGTCAGCTTTGCCCATGCCAGGGCCGTCCGTGAGCAGTATGCGGCCCGCATTCTGCGCCTGGAGTTTGAGCAGCGCAGCGGCCGACTGGTCGAGAAGAACGAGCTCAAGCTCCGACTGGCGAAGCTGCACCTGGCAGCCCGGGACAACCTGCGCTCGATTCCCGATCGAGTGGCTCCGGTGGTGGCCGCCGAGACGGACCCGGCCAAGATTCACGCCCTTCTGCTAAAAGAGATCGGCCAGGCGCTGGAGGGCCTGCAGGGATTTGACTGGCGTTGACGAGCTGCTGCTGGCGTGCATCGAGGCCCTGCAGTTCGAAGCAGAGCTGACCGTTAGCGAGTGGGCGGACACGCACCGTGTCCTCAGCGGCAGAGCCAGCAGCGAGCCGGGGCCCTGGCGAACGGACCGCACGCCATACCTGCGCGAGCCGATGGACTGCCTGAGCACCACGAGCCCGGTTCAGCGGGTGGTGCTGCAGTTTGGGGCGCAGCTGGGCAAGACCGAGAGCGGCGCAAACTGGCTGGGCTACGTCATCCACCACGCGCCGGGCCCGATGCTGATGGTGCAGCCGACCGTGGACATGGCCAAGCGCCTGTCGAAGCAGCGGCTCGAAAGCCTCATCACTGAAACGTCGGTCTTGAGCGAGTTAATTGCACCGGCAAGAAGTAGAGATTCGGGAAACACAATGTTTTCTAAAGAGTTTCCGGGAGGTATAATGATCCTCACCGGTGCAAACTCTGCAACGGGCTTGCGTTCTTCTCCGTGTCGTTACATCTTCCTCGATGAGGTCGATGCGTTTCCTCACGACGTGGACGGCGAGGGCGACCCCGTGACCTTGGCCGAGAGGCGGAGCACGACCTTCAGCCGGCGGAAGATCCTGATGACATCCACTCCCACCATCAAGGATCTGAGCCGCATTGAGACGGAGTACCTGCTCAGCGATCAGCGGCGGTTCTTCGTGCCCTGCCCCTGCTGTGGTCACCCTCAGTGGCTGCAGTGGGGGCAGATGAAGTGGGAAAACAACGAGCCCGAGACGGCCCAGTACGAGTGCGAAAGCTGCCGCGAGCGGTTCAGCGAACAGCACAAGACCGCCATGCTGGCCCGCGGGCAGTGGCTGCCCACCGCACCGGGCGATGGTGGCAAGACGGCAGGCTTTCACTTGAGCAGCCTCTACAGCCCACTGGGGTGGAAAAGCTGGCCCGAGATTGTCGAGGACTTCCTCAAGAGCAAGGGCGACGCGCCGCGGCTGAAGACCTGGGTCAACACCGTGCTCGCTGAAACTTGGGAAGAGGACTACGCGGCCAAGGTTGGCGCCGACACCCTGCTGGAGCGGGTCGAGTTCTACGAACCGCAGGTTGTGCCCGAGCGGGCGGTGGCGGTCACCGCAGGGGTGGACGTGCAAGACAATCGCCTGGCGGTGAGCGTCTGGGCCTGGGGACGCGAGGAGGAGGGGTGGCTCATCGATCACCAGGAGATCTACGGCGACCCGGCAACCCCGCACCTCTGGAAGCAGCTGGACGAGCTGCTGCTGCGCCCCTTCAACCACGAGATTGGCCAGCCCCTGCGGCCCGACGTGGTGGCAATCGATTCAGGGGGGCATTTTACAGCAGAGGTCTATCAATACGCGAGGGAACGGCAGGGCAAGGGCGTCATCGCCATCAAGGGCCAGAGCCAGCGGGGCAAACCGCCCCTCGGCAAGCCGACCAAGGTGGACATCAACTGGCGTGGCCGTGCGCTAAAGAAGGGCGCCGAGGTGTTCCCAGTGGGCGGCGACACCATCAAGAACACCCTGTTTGCCAGGCTGCGCCACAACGACCCGGGCCCTGGGTTTCTGCACTTCCACCACAAGCTCGACGGCTCTTACTTCGATCAGCTGACGGCAGAGAAGCAGGTGGTGCGGTTCGTCAAGGGTTTTCCTCACCGCGAGTGGGTGAAGAAACCCTCGGCCCGCAACGAGGCTCTGGACTGCATGGTCTACGCCTATGCGGCTCTGCACCGGCTCTATCAGCGCTACGACCGGCGCACGATCTGGGATCAGCTGGAGAAGCGGGCGGAGCCTGCTGCAGCAGAGCAGGGCGGCATCGCGCCGCTAAGATCCAAGAAGCCGGCCCAGGGCCGCAACTTTGCGACGAGCTGGTGACGCCGTGACCATCCCGAGCACGATCAGGGCAGGCGACACGGTTCAGTGGGTCGATGGCTCGTCCGAGGATCTGCTGGGCAACCCCATCACCAGCACCACGCACTCGCTGACGTACTACCTGCGCACGAACACAAGCGCCGAAGGGGCCACGGTGTCAGGGGTGGCGCAGGGAACAGGCTGGAAGCTGACCCTATCGGCCGCCACGTCGGCCACGCTCGACACTGGTCAGTGGTACTGGCAGGCGGTGGCCACCGCCAACGCAGACCAGGCCAAGACAACCGTGGGGTCTGGTCAGCTCACCGTCCTGGCAAGCCTGGGTTACACCGGCACGCCGGCCGCCTTTGATGGTCGCAGCCAGGCGCAGAAAGACCTGGACGCCGTGACGGCAGCCATCCGGTCTCTCATGGCAGGTGGCGCCGTTCAGGAGTACCGGATCGGCGGGCGCAGCCTGCGCCGCTACAACCTGAGCGACCTGCTGGTGCTCCAGGGCCAGCTCAAAGCCGATGTCGTGCGCGAGCAGAAGGCCAACCTCATCGCCAACGGGCTGGGCAACCCTCATTCCGTCTTCGTGCGCTTTGGCCCGAGGGTCAACGACTACCCTTTCCGCAACGGTAGAGGCTGATGGGACTTCGCACTCGCGTCATGAGGGCCATGGGCTTCGGCCGCAGGGCACCGCAGACGGGGCGGCGCCGGCAGGGCCTGCGCATGTACGCCGGGGCCCGCCTTACGCGCCTCACGGCGGACTGGTTCAGCCGCTGGAGCAGCGCCGACGCGGAGATCAAGACGAGCCTGCGGCTGCTGCGCGATCGCTCGCGCCAGCTGGTGCGCGACAACCCCTACGCCAGGCAGGCCAAGCGCACCACGCAGATCAACGTGATCGGCCAAGGCGTGAAGATGCAGGCGCAGGTGATGCAGCTGCGGGGGCAGAGGCGCGACGATCGCCTCAACGCCATGATCGAGGCCGGCTGGGAGCGCTGGTGCCGAAAGGACAGCTGCGATGTCGCCGGGCGCAACAGCTTCTTCATGATGGAGCTGCTGGCAGCCGGTGCCCTGCCGGAGTCAGGTGAGGTGCTGTTCCGCATCGTGCGCCGGCCCTTTGGACGGAGCCGGGTGCCCCTGGCACTGGAAATCCTTGAGTCCGACATGCTGGACGAGAACTGGCAGGGCTCGACCCTGGCAGCCGGCAATCAGTGGCGCATGGGGGTTGAGATCGACACCTGGGGGCGCCCGGTGCGCTATGCCTTCTACAAGAAGCACCCCGGTGATTTTGGCTTCGTCAATGCCCGCCAGGACGATGGCCTGCGGGACTTCATCGACGCCCGGGACATCATTCACCTCTACCTTCCCGAGCGCCCCGCTCAGACAAGGGGCGTCCCCTGGTTTGCGTCGGTGATGGATGACCTGCACCAGCTGGAGGGCTACGAGCAAGCGGCTGTCGTGCGAGCACGAGCAGCAAGCTCGCTCATGGGTTTCATCACCTCGCCCGAAGGGGAACTGCAGGGTGATGACGTAGAAGGCCAGCAGCGGGTCAACGAGTTTGAGCCTGGGGTCTTTCGCTACCTCAACCCCGGCGAAACGGTTTCGGTGCCTCAGATGAGTGCACCGGATGCTCAATACGAAATGTTTGTGCGCTCCAAGGCTCGCCGGTTTGCCAGCGGCTTCGGTTGCTCGTTTGAAACAGTCAGCCGCGATTTCTCGACCACCAACTACAGCAGCAGCCGGCTCAGCCTGCTGGAGGATCGTGAGCACTGGCGCATGATCCAGGCCTATCTGATCGAGAACTTCCACCAGCGGGTCTACGAGGAGTGGCTGCTGGCAGCTGTGCTATCTGGCGAGCTGCAGCTGCCCGACTACGAGCTGCGCCCCGAGCGGTACGAGACGCCACGCTGGCAGCCCCGCGGCTGGAGCTGGGTTGATCCTCTCAAAGAAGTGCAGGCCTACCGCGAGGCAGAGGCTGCCGGCTACCTCACCAAGAGCCAGATCATTGCCCAGCTGGGCGGCGACATGGAGGACAATTTCCAGCAGCTGGCCCGCGAGCAGCAGCTGGCCGGGCAGCTCGACCTCAAGCTGGACGCGGACAAGCAGGGCACCCCAACCTCGCCACCGGCCGAGGACGCTCCGCCGCAGGATGCCCAGGCATGAGCACCGGCGGCAGCTACCCGCCGGGGGCCCGAGCTAACCTGGCCTCTGACAGTGAGATCCAGAGCCTCAACAACGAGATTCCGGGTTTCATCCACTCGACCCCCCTACAAGCTGAGGTTCCCCGTATGAATCCGACCGGTGTGGGGCAGGCCATGCCCGAGCCTTCCGTGATGAAGGTCGAAGACCTGGCACCGGGCGTCATGGACCCGGAAGAGGCTGTCGAGGAAGAGGCAGCCGGCGAGCAGGTGTCCGTCTGCGTTGAAGTAGAGGTCAAGGTGCCGCGATCGGTGGACCTGCAGGAGCTGCAGGCCCGGGCCGGTGGCAAGAGCCTGGTGCAGCGCCGCGAGGCATCGATGCAGCTGCGGGCCGAGGGGGACGAGCTGTCGTTCAGCTTCTCCAGCGAGCAGCCGGTAGAGCGCTGGTTTGGGACCGAGGTGCTGAGCCACGACCCAGAAGCAGCGGACCTTTCGCGCCTGAATGATGGCGGGCCCTTCCTCTGGAACCACGATCCCAACGCCGTGCTCGGCGTGCTGCGCAGTGCCGCCATGGGCGACGACCGCCGGGGCTACTGCTCGGTGAAGTGGAGCCGGAACGCCATGGCGCAAGAGAAGCGCCAGGACGTTGAGGACGGCATCCTGCGCAACGTGTCGTTTGCCTACTCGATCGACGACATGGTTGAGCGTGACGGCAACATGGTCGTGACAAAATGGACGCCGCTGGAAGTCAGCCTGGTTTCAATCCCAGCTGACAACTCCGTCGGCCTGGGTCGTGCCTACAGCGAAGGCGATAGCATGACTGAGAAAGCCTCTGGCGAGCCAGGGGAGCCCGCGGCCTCTGCCGCATCACCCAACCCTCAACGTGAGGATTCCATGAGCACCACCCCTGAAGTGGAGGTGATCCGGGCGGAGGCCACAACGGCCGAACGCAACCGCATCGCCGCCATCACCGCCCTTGGCGAGAAGCTCGGAATGGCCGACCTGGCCGGCGAGCTGATCGATGGCGGGCGCAGCCTTGACGAGGCCCGCGCCGCCTTCCTTGACCAGCACACCCAGCGAGGCACCGTGACCACCCCTATCTCTGCCCCAGCGCCCGAGATTGGCCTCTCCGATAAGGAGGTGCGCCGCTTCTCGTTCGTTCGCGCACTCAACTACCTCGTCAACCCTTCTGATGCCAAGGCACGCAACGCCGCGGCCTTTGAAATCGAGGTGGGCGAGGCTGCCGCCAAGAAGTACGAGCGCAGCTCCAACGGCATCGTTGTTCCCAACGAGGTGCTCCAGCGTGACCTCGTGGTGGGCACCTCCACCGCCGGCGGCAACCTGGTCGCCAGCGAGCTGCTGACGGGCTCTTTCATCGACCTCCTGCGGAACCGCATGGCGATGATGCAGGCCGGCGTGACCATGCTGAGCGGCCTCCAGGGCAACATTGCTATCCCGAGGCAATCGTCCGCGGCGACAGCGTACTGGGTCGGGGAAAACCAGTCGCCCACCGAAAGCCAGCAGGCCATCGACCAAGTCAACATGACGCCCAAGACCGTGGGCGCCTATGTGGACTACAGCCGCCGCCTTCTCCTTCAGGCCAGCATCGACGTAGAGGCCATGGTCCGCAACGACCTCGCCCGCGTGATTGGCCTGGAGCTTGATCGCGCCGCCATCTACGGCACCGGCAGCACAAACCAGCCCCTCGGCCTGGTCAACACCACCGGCATCGGCAGCCAGACGATCACCACCTACGGAACCTTCGCCGAATACATCAGCATGGAGACGAAGGTGGCCGTGGCAAACGCCGACGCCGGCGCCATGCGCTACATCATCAACGCAACCGCCCGCGGCACCCTCAAGAGCACTGAAAAGTCGGCCACCTCGACCGCTCAGTTTGTCTACGCCGACGACGAGATCAACGGCTACCCCGTGATCGTGTCGAACCAGCTGGGCACGAATGACTGTCTGTTTGGTGACTTCAGCCAGTTCATCGTCGGGATGTGGAGCGGCCTGGATCTGACCGTAGACCCCTATGCCGGTTCCACCGCTGGCACAGTGCGGATCATCGCCCTGCAGGACGTTGACTTTGCGGTCAAGCAGCCCGGCGCCTTCGTGTTCGGCACCTGATCGCCATGAAGATCGAGATCCTCAGCTCGGTCATGATCTCTGGGGAGCCGGTTGAGGCCGGCTCCTTTATCGAGGTCAGCCCGGCCGACGCCAGACTACTGATCGGCATGAACAAGGCTCAGATCGCAGTTGAGCCTGACCCGCAACCGGAGCCCGAGGCTCCCAAGCGGACCCGCAAGTCCACCCCTACCTCCGAGGCTGAATCGTGACCATCCTTCGCCAGGCGCTGGACAAGCTCCAGCTGACCGCTTTCCACCCCACTGCCGCCCGCACTGCCACCGGCAACGGCACCGGCATCGACGTCCAGACTCTGGACGGCGACATCTTCCTGATCCTGGATTCGGCTGCCGGCACCGGCAGCTCCCCGACCCTGGACGTGAAGGTGCAGTCGTCTGACACCTCTGGCGGCACCTACACCGACATCACCGGCGCAACCTTCACCCAGGTGACCGGCACTGCTGCCCAGCAGGCCATCACCATTTCCAAGGATGAGGCCCGCCGCTGGATTCGCATCGTCTACACCGTGGGCGGCTCCACCCCCTCCTTCACCTTCTCGGTGAATGGCGTGGGCGTGAAGAAGTACGGCTGATCGCAGCCGGCATGACTGCCCCGGCTCAGCGATGGGCCGGGGCTTAACACCGGAGACGAGTGGTGGCTTTCACTGAAGATCTATCCGTCTTCCTGCAGGACTTTGGGGTTGCCTGCACCGCGGGCAGCGTGACGGCCCTGGGGATTCTGGACATGCCCAGCCAGATCATCTCTGGCGACATGGTGCTCACCACTGACTACACCCTGACCGCCCGGGCGGCAGACTTTGGGGGCCTGCTCTACGGCGATGGCATCACCGTGGATGGGGTCAATTACCAGGTGCGCGAGGTGCGCAAGCTGGACGATGGGATGATGGTGGAGGTGGGCCTGCAGCGCCTGGCGCCAACGAGCACCGCCCCCGGCGCGAACCCGCGGGAGTTTGGCCTGGCTGACCTTACCGATGTCTCGATCACGGATCCCCAAGTCGGCGACAAGCTGATCCGCGAGGCGACGCAGTGGGTCAACTACGCCGAGCCGGAAACGCTCATCGACGCATCCACTGCCGGCGCGATTTACGTTGGCACCGCCCCAGCTGGCACGGCAGAGGGCGACGCAGCCTGGACAATCATCCGCAGTCTGTTCTCTGCCGCCGGCATCCGCACCGGTAAAGGCACGTCAACCAATGTGACCTGGACTGGCCGCGCCAGCCACACCTACACCTGAGCCATGGCACTCCACACGAACAACCCAATCAACCGCGACGGCCACACCTATGG